GATGTCCATGTCAAGGTCTTGTAATTCTTTCAATAGCTCTTTAGCCTTGTTCACTCTCTATCTCCTTTGTGATATAATAATATTATTGAGATTATAGCTGAGGCAGAGAGTGCCTTGGCTTTTTTATTTTATTCTTTATTCGTGATCACACTACCTGCACCGTTAACAGTGACCCAGCCATGTTTCTCTCTGGCTTCTGCTTCTTTCATCCGGATAAGATTATCTGTGATTGAGTCTGACTTAGCTTTGTTGGCCTTGGCTTCACCTTCTGCTTTGATGATACCTGCGTCTGCTTCTGCTTGAGCTTGAACTTTCTTGGTATCGGCTTCAACCTTAGCTTTCTCCTGTTCCTGCTTAGCTGTATCGATTTCTTTTTGTTTTACAGATTCATTTTTGATTGCTGCTTCAATCTCATCGCCTGCGTCTTGGTCTGTAATGGTAAAGGATACAAACTCCAAATCATAAGACTCAAATTTTTCTTTGAGAGCTTTGTCAATCATTTCATAAACTTCTGTACGCTTATTACCGAGGATATCGTAAATATCGTAATTTCCTGTTACCGATTCAATAGCACGCTGAACAGCAGGAGATACTACGCTATTATTCACGTTTTCTAAGTCTGTGTAATTAGAGAAGACTGTCATAGCCTTTTCTTTATTGACACGATATTTCACATCAATATTGGTATTGAGCCACTGACCATCTTTAGTCTGAGTCGTGATTTTCTCCATTGTTTTTGTTTGAACAGATGTCGATAAGGTGTAGACTTTATCAATAAATGGCATTTTTAGATGATATCCTGTTTGCAGGGTATTTTCTTGAACACCTCCAATTGCGCTAACCTTAACTCCAACTGTATTAGCTGGGATACGCTTCACAGCCGTGAGACGAAAAATCCCAAGTGAAGCAACCGCTGCAACTGTAATGATACCGCCCTTAGCAAGTTTTGTAAGTGTCGTTTTCCCTGTTTCGTGATTGTATTGTGTAAACATTGTTTTTACCCCTTTTTTAAATTATTTTCCCATCAAAAACTAGTGTTATTGTACCTGTACCATCTTTGTGTTTAGATACTAAAGCACGACAATCTGAGCCTAATTCAATACCCTCAACTGTGATACTGCGCTTTATCCTGTCAACATTGATGATTGTTCCCATTAATGTTTTAATTCTCATGCTCCATCTCCTCGATAAGCCAGTCAAGGTTCTTTCTGGCTTTCTTCAGGTCTTCAAGACCGTTTTTCTTTTGGAAACGAAGCATATACTTGATTGCGTTGCCCCAAAAGAAAGCAGACGTTCCGGAAAGGCTCCCAACGAAGTTATGCACAACATCGATAGCCTCAAGACCGTTTGCACCTTGGTAGTGACTTGGTTTGTTTATATTGTCAATTATTTCTGGTTTCATTTGATTACCTCCAAAAGCTCTGGGTTTTCGTAGATGTTGCCGATGATTTCAAATGGATATATGTTATCTTCAACTAATTCAGCTAAAAGTTCCTGTTCGTTATATTTTTTCGACTCGGACATAAATAAAGCATGCTCTTCATCCCAAAATATATTCAAATTTATCACTTCATCATCAGTTTTGCATGCCAAAACATCCCCATCAAAGATTTCCTTGCCGTTTTTGTCCTTGAGTCCTGTTGATTGCATGAGGATAACGTCTTCCCCGTTTCGCTCATCTTCAAATTTTAACGGAACTGATGTGGAACCATCGCTAAACTTCCCTATGATTTCCTTTCTGACAAATGAAATCATCTGTATTTCATCAATCATTTTTTCTGCTAACACATCCCACGCTCTAAATTTCGGTATCATGCAAATCCTCCTCTTTGACGAACGTACCGTCAATCCAACGACCTTTTCGGTCTTTGATTTCTTGGTAAGCCAATTCAAAACATTCTTCGAAGCTATAACCAAGGGCATTGCTGATTGATTTTAACCATAGGATTGTACGTATCAGACTTGATTTACAAAAAACTTTAGAAAATGAGTCTTGATAAATCTGAAAATCGCTTATATTTTTACTTAAATGACTAAAACATGTCATTACATCTCTATCATTTCCTGATGTTTCAAAAATCTTATGCACATCTACCTTAATCAGCAAGGCAAGACCGACAATCACGACCGCACAGTCTCCGATGCTGTCCTTTGTCAGTTGCTCATTTTTCTTGAGATAGCCAGCACAGAGTTCACCGAACTCTTCACTCAATTTCAATGACTGCTTGTCTAGTCGTCCACCGTTTTCAAGGTCACGGTCAATAAACCATTGTTTTACATTTTCTAGTGTGTTCATGACAACTCCTATCTATTTGTCAGTTTTGGTACAATTTCATTTACGATAAATGAGTAGTTTGGTGCTAAAAGATACCGACCGATATTTGAGACAAAAGCCAATATCAATGCTAGTGTAATACCAGCAATTAGCTTTTTGATAGTTCCTTTAGAGTTTTTAAGATTCTCCTTTGTAAGTTTCTCTGCATATTCAAGTTTAGTAAAACCTTCTGGAATATACCTATAACTTAGACTATCGGAATCTACCTTAATTCGCTTTACTACATACACAATAACTCCTGTTAAGATAGCACTAAGCATAATCATAGCTATAGAGGTGTTATTAAGTACATTGTACAAAGTCCATTCTCTCATTAGCTGTTCGTAAACCTGTGGTGCGTTCCCTTTAAATGTTGTAAGCAAAGAACTTACTTCATCAACCGTCATATTCAGCATTTTTGCTAAAGCTTGTAAAATATCGTCCATTATAACATCACCTCGTCCCCTATTCTGATTTTCTCAAATTGTTCTCTAGTGACTACGAAAATCCCGTAATCTCTGATAGTCACTGTGTACAACTTCCCATGCCGTCCTTTCTCAACGACCTTACCGAATATTTCTGCGCCTGCGTTATCAGCCTTATAGATCACCATCGGCTTCTTCTCTTCCAAATCTCGAATCCTGTCCATCTGCCAGACATTCAATCCAGCAGATAGCAGAATCCAGATAGCTATGAATCGTTTCATTCTGTCACCTCTATTGATTTCAATTGTTAAGCATCTACCACTGGAAAATGAATGTCACCAATAACTAATGAACCTACGCTATAATAGTAACCATTATGTTCTGCGTAACATTCAGCCAGCGCTATCGGGTTTTGATTATGATATATAGTCACTTTGTTATGACTACCCACACCCCACTCATCAGATGTTTCTACTTGTTCTCCTATTTCAATATCTGTGATCACTGCATCAAGCGTTACATTTTGAAATTCTCCTCCAGCAACAGCACAGCAGTCACTTTCTGACATTTCAATAGTTACTTTGACTCCGTTTTCTAATTCTAAGTAATTAGCATCCCATTTTACTATTCGTTTATAGAGAAGCAAATCTTTTAGCTCTTCAAGAGTTCCATATCTTGCATTTTTATCCCTAGGCTCATAGTATTGTGGTAATTTTATAATTTCTGTCATTCTTCCAACTCCTTAACTCACCTTGTGGCTTTCCAAATTTCCAAATTCTTGACCATGGTTTACAAAATATGAACCAATCAGGATAGCGTCAGCCTCGTCGTCTTTGACGTTCAGGTCGAATTCATCAGACACCTTAGCAACTGCCTGCAGCTTCATCGATTTTTTGCTACGGTCTTTGTAACTAAACTGCCAATACTTGCGCCAGGTCGAAACATTCACGAAGTACACATTGTCAGCAATCAGTCGGCCAAGAATGATACCTGTCACAATTCCAATACTGATCATAGATTGCTGATTTGGCCCCATGACTGAGTTCTTCTCGACCACAATTGATTCAAAATGGCAGTCGTACTTATGGAGCGCTCTCGATTGAATCGCTCGCAATTCACTAGCCATGAACCGCCCACGTTCAAAGAACGATTTGCTTTTATGCTTTAAGACACCACTCTGGACAAGGTCAGAGCCGTGAAATACGGCCCAACCTGTCGCAGTAGTTGAAATGTCTAACGATAATGTCAGATAACTCATTGCACTTCTCCCTTGAATCCACAGAGGTCGAATAGATTTCGTTTATTATTTTCGATAAACTCAAAGAATTTCTGTAGCTCGGCCAAGTTTCGTTTTTCTGCCTTGACTCCTAAGCTGAAATGGTATTCTGTCGGCTCTTTCGGTGTTACCTTCACATCTAACCAGTATAGTGGCTCAAACACGTCGCCTTCAGTATCCAAAGATGTGTCGGAATCTAAATTCCTGAATTGCATCTGAATATCATATTTGATTCCGTTTGTAACCGTTATGTCATTTCTAGAGACGTTAAGTGCAATACTCGTTCCTGCTATATCGATTTTATAATTCATTAATTTTCTCCAAAAAAATGCGACTGCCTTTGTGAGAATTGGCTAAATACGGGCAGTCGCTCGTCCAAGGTCACATGACCTTTACTGACGTTTTCTAGTTCGCAGTTTTACAAGAATGCCCGGCTTGTTGATTTTTGAGTTGTTTCCAAAATGGAAATAGTTGATTTTCCAAACTTAATAATCACTTTCAATCAAGTCATTCAAGCTAACTACTGCATTCAGTTTTTTCTGACTTCTGCAATAATCGCAATGACCACATTTTTTAGGTTCTTTCCGACCTTGGATAACATCCCAAACTTCGACAATTTCAGACTTAATTTTGTCTAAGCCTTCTTCAAGCCATTCATCATCAATTTTCAAAATGTCACGGTCTGGCACGTTTTCCTTACTTACCGCTACAATGTAAGGTCTAAAGTCCTTACCAGTCATCTGTTTTAAGAGTTCACGATATAGACCAAGCTGACCGTGATACCCAAAATTCAAAATGTTATTAACTGCTGCAGGGACTTTCTTTTTGAGTTCTGCGCTCCATTCTTCAGCGTAGATAGACTTCATGGTTTTTAAATCCACGAAATAGCCACGACTTAGATTCACACTGTCCAGCTTCCCTTTAACTGGTACGCCTTCAATTTCGCCGTACACAATCAATTCTTTTTGAACCTCGTCTGATGGATAACCGTGATACAAATGATTAAATCCGTCGTCGTCCTTTAGACTTGCAATCATCTTATCGCCAATTACAAAGTCAGACTTTAGATTTCCTTTGTTCTTTCCAGTCTTAGCTAGTAACTTGTCACCATTTTCATCCATGAACTGCTGATGTGCTTCTGGACTTTCAAAGTAACTATGAACATAATTTCCTAGGAGAAGAGGGGTTTCATCTCTCTCCTCGGTCCATTGACCACTATCAAGAGCGAATGCCTTAGCTTGGCACTGCTGATAGCGTTTGAACCGTGAGTTAGTCAACCAGTTTGTGTCTTGGTAGTAGTTCTCTTGCGTTAGTTCTTCCATAGCCTACTCCTTAATGTTGGTCGTGTTTCCCTCAAAGAAACTAATCTCTTCCAAAACTTCGCCCGTTTCTTGGTCAAAGTCTGGAATTTCATCTGCTGGGTATTCGGTAGAAACTAACTCGTCAGGATTTGCCGTTTTTTCAGCCGTTTTTAGGGGTGTTTTGGTTTCTTCGGCAAATTCTCCGTCCATCACGTTATCGCCCTCCGTGAGCTCGCTAGGAGCTCCTAGAATGCCGTCCAACGTTTCAGCAACTGGCTCCTGAGTAACGTCTTTGATTTCATTCTTGCTTGAGATTGTACTATCTGCGTTGTCTGCAGCGATAGCTTCCTGTAATTCAGTAGAAAGTGGTGCATAGGTTGAAAGCATATGCTTTAATACAGTTTTACGAGCCATAGCATCAAAGTCAGACTGCCATGGGCTGTACTTACTAGAGAATGACTGACTGTACTTCTTACCATGCGCTTGAACTCGTTCTTTGGTCCAAAATACAGTTTTTTCAAAACCATTTGCAAGGCGCATGAATGCAAAGTATCCGACAACCTTTTCTTTTTCTTTTGGAATAGCAGACATATCCACTTCAAGATCTTCAGTAAGAGGGTTAAACCCTTTATATTGGCTTTCGTAGATTTCCCCTGCGTTCAATCGTGTCACTTGTCCGCTACGTTGTGCAAGTTGAATCAGACCTTTATAACCAATCTGAAACTGCGCTTGATTTTTATAAGGCACGATATAAGCATATCCAAGGCTCGGCTCAATTGGTAGGTTTAGGACTGCAGCTTTCATAGCAGCGGTCATGATGCTTTCGTTAGTAGCCTTAGCTAGTAGGTTGTTATTTGTCACGATGCTAAGTAGACTGGCCACGAATTGCTGACCATTGCCGTTTACCACCTCAGAAAATTTCTGTTTTACTGCTGGTGAGTTAAAAAATTGTTTATGTGTTAGTTCGTTTGTCATTTTCTTCTCCTTAAATTGTGTAAAGCTCTTCGCCTGTTTCATCGTCACAAATTCCTAGACCGCCAAATTCTCTAACTTCTCTAGCAAAACGGTTCCAGTGTTCTACATTTTGAAAATATGTTGATTCTGATATTTGTTCGTAACTCATTTTATTCCCATCCTTCTTTTAGTAATTAAACATTGTCCCACAGTATCCAGCTTCTTCTAATGCTAATCGGTTCAAATAGTGTGACATATCGCTAATACTCATTTTTCTAACCATTTTCTCGGTTAGATAATCGCCATCAATTTCTTCTCTCATTGCCTCTCTAAGTTCTTGTTTCCATTTTTTGTAATATAATCGTTTTTTCATTTCTTTCTTCCTTTCGTCTTCTTCAAATTCCAATTTTCACGCTTTAAGCGTCTGTTTTCGTTTTGCAATTTCAAAATAATATCCTGTTGTTCATTGATAATCTGCCCCATCTCTCGGCCGAGATGAATATATTCAGCTCACCAGTTGTCGATTTCTGCAAGTAGTTCTTCAATCATACTTCATCACCCACATATCGACGTCTACCGCATCCAACATAGATGTACTGGCTAGGGTCAAGTTCTTCTTGCTCCTCAGGCGGTTGCATCATATCTCTGTCATAATCAAACATGAGCATACACCTTTCCAAGTTCCAGAACTCGTTTCACATATCTGGCCTTGGATGTTAGCCCAAGATCCAACAATTCGTTTTTTTCTTCATGATTAGCCAAAAGCCATACACGGTTTTCAAGATCAATTCTCGTCATCTTCCTGCTCCGCTTCTTTATCTTCGTTGGTTTCAACTGTGATTTCTAGTCTCGTCATAGCTTCGTCTACTGACTTGCCGTCTAGGATATCCTTGAGCATGTGACTTACATCATACATTGTTTTAGCTTTTGCTGTACCTTTTTCGGTTTCTGGCATCAAACCGATGTCTTGTAGAGCTAGAAAAGTAAGGCTAAAAGCGTACATTTCTTTCTGAAATTGTTTTATTTTCTTGATTGTACGAATTGCTTTAAACATATTGTTCTCCTTTTTTATCAAAATTTTCTTTAAACTTGTAGGCAGCAAGCTCCTGCTTCAAATTG